TAATTCTATATGAGGAGATTTCTTATTTATTTTACCTTGTAATCTATTATACAACCCTTGGACGAAAAACTTGATATATTTCTTTTGTATAAACTTATTATACTTGATAGGTATAGTATTGAATACATCATCTACAACCTTATCCATTTTCTCTTTACCTTCCAATTCAGTATTTGTAGACATTAGTATAATTGAATCTAATGCAACCTTTGCTAAAGGCTTCCAAGACTTCTTATATATTAACCTCGCTACTGTTGCAAGTAATATAAATGCACCTACTATCCACTGCCAATTTAAAACTATCCAACTCACTACGCATCATCTCCTTCTATTTTTAGTATATTATAAATATCTTTCCAACTACTACACTTTAACCCTCTAAAATTTCTATTGTATGCCTTTTCTCCATTTGGTGCAAATAACAATTTGTTTGGACAACCGCTTGTAATGAGATTACTCTCTACGTCATCAATTAATATATCTCTAAATCCATAATTGATAAAGTGTTTCCTCATAACTACATTCTTACTTGATTGATTTATTATAGGTATATTAGGAAACAAATTCTCAATAACGCTAATTTTATTCTTATTGTTGCAATGAGTTCCTAAGGTTAAAAACTTTACATTATACACTTCGTTAAGCTTATTGATGACATTTTTACAATCCTCATATAAATCACACCCTAAGTAAAACTCTCCAGTGTTAAAGATAGAAGTTTTTTCAATGTTACTTAACTCACTTATTGCTGGGCTGAAATCATAGTCATAAACTTTCTTATAATTACAATTTTTACCGTGTAAGACATTATATATCTCAACAAACCTCTCAACACTTTTAAATACTACCTCGTCTAAGTCTATATAGATTGTTGGAGTGATAAACTCTCTTAATGATTGCTTAGCGATTTCTAAATTCATATTATATATAGTTAAGTCTGCAATATCAAAGTTATTCATTTCGCCTTTTTCAACAGCGTGATTAAGTCTTGCATCAATCAAAACTTCATCATCGCCTCTTGCCAGCATCCTCTTTTTCAATTCAGACATTGGAGTGTAAATGTATATAACTTTAACTCTATCGCCATATAACTTTTTCATTTCACTAACTCCTACAGCATCCATAATCGTAAACACATCTCCAATCATAAGCTTAGCTTCTACTTCATTCATAGACAACCCATAGTGATTATTGGAGTAAACAACCTTTTCTATGAAGTCAACTTTGTCAAATTCACTCTTATCTACAAAATGATAAACATTATCACTCTCTCCAACCCTTTTCTTGCGTGTAGTATGCGATATTAGTTCAGCTATTTCATACTCTTTGAAAACTTTTGATAATTCTGATTTACCACTACCACTTGCTCCAAGTAGTATAAATATTTTATTTTCCATCTCCAACCTCCAACAACTCTATTAACTCCCCTCTAGCTTCTTCTATATATTCAAGTGCTGTCTGAATATCATCTATCATATTGGGATATAGCTTGTAGTCGTAAAGTTCACAGTCCAAATATAACATATCTTTAGTGAATATCAAAGGTACTTCGACTTCCCATAATTCAAATATAATACAATCATCATAAATCACAGACGAGAAATGATTGTCATTTCCCACCAACATTCTAAGTTTCTTCATTAATTCTAACATAACCAACCTCCATCTTGTGTAATTTTAATAGTTTCAGATGTAACTCCGCCAAATTTAGTCTTGGCATTACTATCATTTCTCTTGCTTATCATAATTTGTGCTAGATTATCGTTGCAGAAGTAGGATATATTAGTCTCACTTCCAGTTAAAAATCCATCTGGTGGCAATATCCCAAATGTATCAAAGAAGGATAAACCTTCCTCGATACTTGGATTGTGAAATACTTCAAATGTAATCATTAGACATCAACCCCTTCTGTTTTAAAGTATGATGGATAATGTGCAATATTCCACTCTGAATCAACTATAGTTATTAATTGCATAGGTCTGCTGTATAACTGCTTGCTACTTGCATAGTCATCACTCCCCATCATAGTTCCCACTTGGACAATTTCCGTTCCATTTAAAGTAGTAATATCAAAGTTGTGAAAATGTCCTTGATATATTAAACGGTAAAACTTATTTCTGCTTGCCATAAGCTTTCTGTTATCTCTAAATTGATCGCCGTGATGTAGTGCTATTGGCTCTCCATACAACATAAACTCATCAACTGCTTTAGCTTTATAAATATTTACATTCTCATAATTCTTAAACATTAAGTCTAAACTAAATGGTATCAACGTTTCCATATTCTCATCTGTTATATTTTCAGTCTTATTAGGCACAAACCTTGAATGGTTACCTAACGTGTTTCGGTAATCAATAGGGAGATTAGTTACTTCTGATAAGGTTTTTATTAACATTCCTATTTGTTCAATAACTTCAACCAATGCCACGTTTACACCAACTTCACTCGCAACTCTATTGGCGACATGAACCAATCCACTCACTGTATCTCCAAGGTTGCATATGATTATTTTGTCTACATCATACACATCTAACCTTTTTAATATATCCGCTGTAAACTTTGCAAATCTCTGTTTCATTATATCCAAGCTATAAGAATTTCCTACAACTTGAAACTTTGCTCCAGCGTGAATGTCTGCTAAGTTGATTAACATAGTTTTATTAGCATTACTACCTTGTGATTCACAATAATTAGGCTTGGGAAGGGTTATATTTGCTAATTGTTCAACAGCGTTCTCAAATACAAAATTATTCCTATGAAGTCTTTTCAACTCTTTCTCCATATCTTTAATTTTATTATCTTCCAACTTCCTAAAGTAACTTCTCTTCTTCTCCAACCTAGTAATTTCAGCCATTTCTTCTGCAGACATATCAACCACGTCATCATCTATAAAAGGTATGTCGTCCTTAGTTATTGAGAACGCTGATAATATCAACGTTAATTCTTCTCTAACTAATCCAACTTCTAATGCTGTTTTATTTATTGTCATCTTATGAGTGCAGTAAATATTTTTAATATTTCTAAGCTCATCCTTAGTTATAGTAACATTCCTCAATTTGCCGTGAACAACATATCCATTTTCACTTTCGGTAAACTTAGGCTTTCTCTCTTCCTTTCCAACAACATTTTCCACATCATAATCTTCAAGTTTGTACTCGCTCAAATCATCAACCTTCAAAATCTCCAATCTAAACCCTTTATGCTGATAGCGTGGATTCATACGCACAAGCTTAACTTCGTTTGTAAGCTTATTATACTTCTCACGATACTTAGTTGTGGTAGCCGATATAACTCTCTCTGTGAGATTCAATTCGCTACACATTTTCTTCTTACTTTTGTAATATAAAACGCTACCAGTGTCTTCATTGTCTTCCGTTAATGCTATTAATTTAAAAACCTTTGTCATAACCTCAAATACCTCCTCAAGTAAATTAGCTCTCTAAATTTTTAATGTGTCTATTTAAGTAATAAACAGCCTTTTTCAAATCCTCAACTTCTTTATTTTTATCCTTTTTACCTGCTCTACTTATATACTTAACAGTGTTTCCTAAATTAAACCCTAAGTTCCAAGCTTCAATTACTTTAATTGCCTCATACACCGCATCGCACCCACCATAGTGTTTAGGGTTATTTATGTTGTCTAAAGCCATACTATTTCCTCCTTTTTTTATCCCAACTTTCTAATTTTTCAGCATATTCAACATTCACGTTTTTGTATGTCCTTAAAAAATAAGCATAGTTGTCTTTTATATTTGTTATACCTACTGGCGACTTTCTCTGTTTTTTAGCTTTTGCAATCTTACAAACCTTATCTAAATCGCTATCGTTGAAGTCTAAATGACCTTCGGAGTCCAATTCATAATATCCCAGCAACTCAATTTCAGCCTTATTCATCTTAGTTCTAATGGTTTTTAACTTGCTAATGCTAAATGATGTCAACCTCATAACATCTTCGTTAAATCTATCTATATGAACGCTACCATCTCCACAATATATAAATGCTGAATCCAAGTCGAAGGTATTTTTACCTCCAACTAAATCAGTTTTAAGTGGCTTGCCTTTATCATCAAAAGGCATAACTACTCTCCATTTCTTATTAATGTTCTTCATATCTACCATTAATACACCACCTTATGCTTTAGTGCTACCCATTCCACCGATTCTCTCTTGTGAAATAGGAATATCGTTATCTGCTATTAGATACTTTCCAAATATACCCTGACAAACTCTGTCTCCTTTCCTTAATTCAAAAGGTTTATCTGTAGTATTCCATAAGGTCAATCCAATGTTTCCGCCAGTATTTCTATTGGAATAGTAATCGGAATCTATAACTCCTATAGTATTACTTAAAATCAATCCTTTTACACCTAAGCTACTTCTTGGATAAACATTTAACACTTCGTCAGGCAACATATAAGCCCTAACATCACTCCAGACTAACACTCTCGCTCCTGCTGGAATAGTCGCATCAATAGGCATATAGAAATCATATCCAGCACTATTTGGCGTACCTCTTCTTGGCAAGTTTAAGATAGTGCCATTGTTTTTCTCATACTCACCTTCAACCATTTTAAATCCTCTCATTTATATTCCTCCTTTTATTTAACTACAAGTAAGTATATCATAAAAAACAAATCTTGTCAACTGTTTATTACAATTTCTTTATATTTTTTTAATATCTTTTCCGTCTCATCAATTTGTTTAAATCCGTCAGATGTTTTTATCCATCTTTTTTCATCAGCTATTTGACAAACCCTTATAACAGCACCTTTTTCAACTGGGTTTTCCTTGATGGTTTTAGCTCTAATTTTTATGTTGATAGATTTATCGCTTGCTAAATTTTTCAATGTCAGTATTGGATTCTTGTATTTAGTTTCCTTAGCAACAACAGCCCATATATCGTAGTCCACATCATACACGTCCTCTATATATCCAAGCGACTCAATTTGGAATTGTATTTTGCTATTGATTGTAAATTTCTCTTGTGGTAGCTTTTTCAATATCTTACGCAACGGAGTTTCCCAGTCTGTTAATTTAAACTGTTTATCTGTTTCGGTGCAGTAATCTTTTATCTCTGTAATGAGAGGCAAATTCTTAGCCAATTCTGGTAGCTTTGCTTTTTTAAACACCTTTCTATCCTTTATCGCTCCATAATACTCTACAAAACTCCACAGTGTTTTATCAGAGCCAAACGCAGAAAAGTACCCCAGTTTGATCAATATGTCAAGTTGGTTTTTTTTACAAGCACCGTTTTTATCTATGTCTATTAACAAATCCAATATGTCGTCATATTTCTTGCTTCGCCCCAATTCCCACAAATCATTGGGAGTCGCCCTTCCTATATCTTTTATAGAAGATAAGCCTTTGTATATCTGCCTACTTTCAACATCACAACTGTAATCGCTTTTAGAAAATCCAAACCTAATTCCGTTTATCTTAACCTTATTGTCTAAAGCCAGCGATGTCCCAGCTTTTATATCGTCGTTGTTTGACGCACGATTCAAGTATGCTGTTATAAAATACACTAAATCACTACGCCTAAATCTAATACACCTATATCCTAATTTTGAATATCCAGTAGAATGGTTGAGTCCAAATTGGTATTCGGCACTATCTTCTATTATTTGGACAAACTCTCTAGCCTCCAACTCAGCCACACTTCTTGATTTGGTTGACGTGTCGCAATATCCATCTATTATCATAGGAAGTTCAAGCTCAAGACCCTCTCGGTCTTTTTTACCAATACATCTCCTAACATTGTCGGCGTGCCCTCCCTCGAAGCCACATATATCTGTTAAGAACTTTATGGTATCCTCCTGAAAAACTAGGAAGCCTCCATTACTATCAAGAAGCTCGTCTATCTCTTTTGATGGGTTTTTATTTATCTCCCGATTTATCAACCTATCTCTATACGACTTACCACTTGGTCTAAGGCTGGCATTTGCTAACGATATTTCGTTTATGTTCTTAGGTTTAAACTTTTTTAGAAGTCCATAAGCAAAATCTCCCTCGAACTGAAACAGCCCAACCTGCCCGTTTAGCATCTCGCTCCAAACATCCCCATCATTCCAGTCAATCTTATACGACCTCTCCCACTCTTCTCCTTTCATAGCGTATACATCCTTTAGTATTCCCATAGTCTTTAGTCCGAGTATATCAAACTTGACATAGTTGCAATAGTCCACAACCTTCATTGTGCAGGTTGATACTGGATGTTTTGTGTCGCCTTTTTTATAGAATATTCCGAGGCTGTCGTCGAGTGTTATTGGGCTTCCTATCATTCCAGCCGGATGTTGTCCCTTTGCGATGATAGTCCCCTTTATCCCATTAAAATAAAAAAACAACTCCTCATCTTTGCTTTTCAGCATTTCAAATGCGTCATTAGCCTTGATTAGTGTTTTTTTAGCCTTTTCGTTTCTTATTTGATGCAAATATATGTCGTGAGAGTCAAAATCTATATTCCTATGCTCGGCATCAAGCTCTTCGATATTTACCTCGGACTGGACTATTGAGATATATTCTTTTTCTATTTTTTCAAATTCAGACTTTATCGCTTTGACATTATCAAGGTCTTCATACCCCAAACCTTTTGCTATCATATCTATCGCACCCCTTGTTTTAACTCTCAAAAAGGTTAATATTAGAGATGTTTTATTCTTTCCAAACCTGTCTGATATATACTCATAAACCTTAACCCTGTCCTCTGGGGCTAGATCTATATCAATATCTGCTAAACTTACTCTTTTTGAGTTGACAAATCTTGAAAACACCGTCCCCCAAACCATTGGGTCTACGTCTGTAATGTCTGTTATAAATGCTATCTCACTTCCTCCTACCGAACCTCTACAGTCGCCTATAGGTATTCCCTCCAACTTGCAAAAATCTGCAAGCTCAGACATAAACATCATAAAGCTTTCCATTCCTTGCGATGCCATTGCGTCAAACTCTTCTCTTACTCTAGTTTTATATTCTTGAAATCTTTTGCCGTCAATCTCTCCTGAGTTTATCTTATTACGAAGCTTTTCTATTATGCCACTCTTCCACACATCAACAGCTTCGTCCCCATATAATTTTGGATACTTAAAACTTCTATCAATCTCAAACCCTTCAACCATATCTGCAAGAATATTTGTGTTTTCGATTGCATCGAGATACTGTTCTTCGCTTAACACATCTTGTGTCTTAAAAGCATCTATTATCTCATCATAAGACTTCCAAACCACGTCGAAGCTATCCTCGTCACCATAGTAACTATCTTTCGCTATTTGGCAAATCTTTCTACATTTCGCCAAGTAATCACTAGCCGAATGTGTGTCAGTCCCTGCTATTAGCCTAATGTCGTATTTTTTATTAAATTCTAACAACCTTCTATTATAATCTTTTTGTATTTCGTGTGTGTGATATTGCACCTCTAAAAAGCATCTATCTCTATTGTCAGACATCCACTCCAAAAATCTTACTGTGTATTCATCCTCTGGAATCTTCGCCAACATAGACGCGACGCAGGCGGTTGTCACTATTATATTGGCAGTTGTTCCCATTATCTCTTCGACAGAGAATCTTTGCGACTTATAAAAGTGTCCATCCTCTTTATTTGTACTCATCGCCAGCATCCTGTTTAACTCCGTTACACCTTCATAATTCTTGGCATATAGCCCTATGTGAAATCTTTCTTTATGTTCTAAGGTTCTGCACATATAAGCTTCAACACCGTGTATGTATTTTATTCCAGCCTTGTCGCAAGCTAGCTTTTTCTTTATCCAGTCATAAATGTTACCGTGTTCCGAAAACGCAATAGCACTGTCGCCCTCTTTGACTGCCAAGTCTATATACGCTTGAAACTCGGTCGCTGAATCAAAATACCCATCAGCGTTACTTCCATCGGTATGCAGGTGGTATTTCACATAGCTTCTCATATTAGCACGCTCCTAATGAATTTTTGTATTCTTGATATGAAGCACAACTACCTCTTACACCGCACAAAAAGGTACAAAAGAAACTTGTCTGCCTATTTATCTCTACAGCTTCAAAATCACTCTCTTTTACTCCTTCTATTGTGCCTTTCATCCAACTAAACAACTCCTCAACTTTCTCTTGGTTGTAGTCATATTCCACCACGCTATCTTCAAGCCAAAACATATCTCTTATACTCTTAGGCATTTTGTCAAGGTTTTTGTCGTGCAACATATCGTCAATATACATTTCAACTTCAAATTCCATAAATTCCAACAAATATAACTCCTTTTCCACTTTATTCCTTATCGCATCAACCCATTTTCTACGCTCTGTCATAGTTTTTTTAACTTTGCCATTTTTCTGCATACAACACACATTGATATACTTTAGCATCTCCCAAGCAACATTTGATACTTTCCTACCAGTTGTTTTTTCTAAGATATATGCGTAAAGAATTAACTGCCTTCCAGCTTCTTTTAATTTCTTCCCTGCAAACTTAGAGCTTGTTTTCCAATCCACAACGGTTAATTGCCCTTCCGATTGTTTAGATGGTACTATTAAATCCACATATCCAACTACCCACAAATCCTCATTGAGCCCCAATTCTTCTTTGAAATTGTAAAGGACTTGTTTTTCCACTATAGACTTATCGTATTTTTTTTCAAAGTTGTCTACATAGTGTGATATATTTGCCTTCCATCCATTTTCTATTTGCTCCGTTGGAAACCTTAATCCGCCTAACTCTAAATCTAAATACCCACCTTCTAACACTTCTGATAAATACTCTTTGCCTTTATCTTCACATAGATGAATCTCCTCCAAGCCTTCGTGTAAAACGCCACCCATACTCCCGTATACATTTTGCTTATTTTCAACTTCATCTATATATGACAACTTGAATTGATTTGGACAGGTATCAAAATTGCCCAACCTTGAAAAAGACCAAACATTCACGCCACTTTCACGCAATCTTTCAAGTTTGTCGCTTACTGACTTAACTCCCATATGTACCTCCTTTTTTTTATTTTATCAACTCATTATAGCACACATATATCTGTATGTCAATAAAAAATAGTGCAAATGGAATTACTTATCCATCCACACTATTTGAGACATTAATCTTAACGCCATATCTTTCCCATTGTCAAATATAGACTGTTTAGATTTCAATTCTCCTTCTTTGTCCCAAGTGTAGCCTACTTTAACGTTTACAAAGTCATTTTTCATACATAAATCCACAACCCTCTCTTCGATTTTAATCTTTGAATACTTTTCAACATTCTCATCACTCACAACTTCTAAATTGCTATGAATCGCATCCTCGACTTGTCTTCTTAGGAATCCTTCATCATAACACATAATGATTTCTTTTGGATTGAGAGTGTAAAGTATTTTCTTTTGTGTTTTAGATATGGAAGAACCACCCAATGCTACAACATTTCTAATCCCCATATCCCTACATTGCATTACTGCTTTCTCGCTTTCGGCAACGTATATCCTATCGGATGAGATTAAATCTTTATAATTTTCAACATATCCAAACAAAACTTGACTCTTAGAGTACGGAACAATGGGGAGGTATTTTGCAACACCTTCTTTATTTCCATTATATCTTCCCAATACACCAACAAGTCCACAGTCTGCATATATTGGAATGGCTATCCTGTTTGAGTTTTCATCATATCTTAGCCTGAAATCCAACTGCGTTTGATATGAGATGCCATCACTTTTAAACATTTCAAATTGCGACAACTCATACCCATTCAATATATCCTCATTTAAAGGCTCTAACTCTGTATCGCACTCGCAATCTTTTATTATGCTCTTGTAGAAACCACCGAATGGAAACTGTGTTGCAGTTCTTTTTTCAGATGGTTTCAATCCAGCAAATATATACAACTGTTTTAAAGTTTCGACAAACCCCCAATTATTCTTTGTTTGTATTAAGGATATAATATCTCCACCTTCCCCAGTTTTATAATTCTTATATGAGAGAGAACTTAATTTTATCCTATTAGCAGACCCATCTTCTGAGCCGTCAAGCGAGAATCTAATCTGCTGTGCGTATGTCTTTAAGTTTTCAAACTCATAATACTCTAACAATCTAAAAATCTCCTCTCTGTTGTCTTTGAAATAGTCTTTAATTACGTCTGCTTTCATTTTTATCCCTACCTTAAAGTTTGACTTACGTGGCAATATCCAACCTCATCCCATCTATTCCAATCGCCTTTATACTCATAAAGAAGTGTTAGTCCATTATCGTCATTCCTCGTCTTTGCTAAGAAGAATACCATATACTTGACATCTACTTTCATTGTGTATTGAACTTTCATTTTATAGTTAGTAGTTCCATCACTGTTTTTACTATAATTATATGGTTTAATATCAAACTTCTCTCCCTCTTTCTCGTCGTCAAGAACCTCTCTAAATATAATTATTTCACTCGGAACTTCACTTGCACCTTTTGCACCACCAAGCGAATCGACATCAAGAAACCTTGCAGTCTTCTTAGTGTGAAGTGCTAATTGCATTATGGGTATTATTCCTATATTCTCTTTACTTGCTAACTGGTGTAGTGTTTTTGTCGACTCTATGATATGTCTATAATCTTCTTCTGTTCCATTTGACTTCAATACATCATACACAAAATACTCATATCCAACCTTCGCCAACTTTTTTATTATCTTTTTAACCACATTCATATCATAATTATACAACCTTGCAAATTTAACATTATTAAGATAGTGTTTAGAGCTATAATCTCTCGCCTTTCTCAGCATAACAATTTCATCCTCTGTAAACTTTCCTATTTTCAACTTTTTTCTTGTCAACTTCCAATAGTCGAACTTAGTTGTCAATATATGTAACACCATTAGTCTTTTAAAATTTTCTATTCCTTGCTCGTTCGACACAAATGCGACCTTATGCCCTCTATCAAGTAGGTCTAAAAATATATTCGCTGATGTGAATGACGTTTTACCGTTATTAACATATGATGCCATCAACATTAACTCCCCTTTTGGCACACCCAGCGTTGCGTATGACAGTCTTGGAGAAAACGTGCTGTAACTTGCACCAACATCTTGTCCAGATTGCATTTGTGCTATAAACTCATCATCCACTATCATATCTTCTATCTCTATATTGTCCTTTCTTTCTGAAAATACGTCATTCAAGTGATACTCGTAGAAATCATATAACTCTCCACTTGTCATATTTTTCAACTTTGGGTAGTCTTTTTCAATAGAAAACCCTTTATCAATCATATTTATCAATATATTATTCTTGACGAGTTTGTCGTGATAAGCTCCAATATTATCCACTTTTGTTATTGACAACATCTCTTTAACAGTTTGATACCCACCTAGCTTCTCAAACGCACCCTTCAAAGCATCTCTTGTATCCAAATATGTGTATATAGCGGTATTGTCAAATGAGCTGAAATCCAACTCATACATTGCTTTCCCTAATTGGTAGTAAAACTTAGAATCGCTATGATGCAAGTCTTTTTTCGCATTTAACCCTTTATAATCTCCATATAGGTCAGGCTCACTCCACAAGCTAAATATAAAATTAGCCTCAATAATCCTTTTTTCTTCTATTAATTTACCCCTCATCTAAAACCTCCTAAAATTTTATACCTTATCTTATCACATATTCACACATAAGTCAACATATTTATAAAAAACTCAATATGCCATCTGATTTAGGGGGAATTAAATATCCCACTTCATCAATATAATCAACCTTAACGCCTCGCCTTTTGCATATTAATGAATGTTCAGACACTCTTTTACTAATTGAGCTTCCAATGATAAGATTGTTTTCCACCTGCACCATCATATAGTTTATTTTATGAGTCGAAGAGTTAAACGCAGTCATAGTGTAAGGAGATTTGCTAACATAATCAACAGCATACAACACACCATTGTATCCAACTTGCTCCGACCACTTTTTTACTCTTGTTTTTATATGAATAGGCAACGATATATATTTATCAACACCCAATAGTTTTCTAATTTCGATATAACATCTACTTCTGTATTCCTCAACTCTACACACATTCTCTGCTTTTTTCTGCCATATATTAAAGTGTTCCAAGTCTGTAAAGTATTTTGCAACCTTTTTGCCGTCTTCCAAATATTTATACGCTGTGTTTTTCTCAACTTTACTTCCTGTTACTTGACATTTAACCTTAACACCCATTCACGCACCCTCCATATAATTATAGCCGAGCTTTTACACTCGGCTAATTTGTTTAAAATATCGCTACTAATTGCTTTAACACTTCTCCATCCAAACTCTCTGGAGTTTTAAAGCTTACCACTTTTAATTCCTGCATCTTTGCTTTTAATTCAGCTTTCTTTTCCGCCGAAGCCACTTTAAGCCCATTTTGTATTTGTTCGACTAATTCATCATTTGAAAATCTATTGTCAAGACTCTCTGATTGAGCCTTTTTAATCTCTTCGTCTTGTTCAACTTTAGCTTTCGCTATATCTTCAACATTATTGTTCTTAGCGTACCCAGCTTTAATCGCATCTTGAATAGCACCTATAAACTCGTCAGAGTTAAGAGATATTCTTGGCTCAATCTCAGCAAATCTTGATTTAGATTCAACACTGTAGCTATCATCTCTGAATGTTATAACTCTCGATTCTTTTGCTATCTTACCCGTGTACTCATCTTTTCCAGTTACTTTGTTTTTCTTAGCTTCTTTTACTATCTCTCTATCCACAGAAGCCACTCCAAGTACGTGAAGTTTTGTTTTTACAGCGTCAAAGTAATTGTTTTGAACTTTATTTGTAAGAACCGTATACTCTTCACCACTAAGGATGTCTGTTTTAACTCTTTGTTTTGTATGTCCAATCACAAACATAGATACTCCAACTTTTTTCAATTTCCACATATTTTCAAGCACAATATCTATTGCCTTTTGCGAACCCTTCCCAAAACCGCCGAAAGCAGAGTTTATATTTTTAGTTGTTTTTTCTGGAAATTGTCTATTGTGCAACCTTATAACTTGTGGCTCTGCAATAGAGAATAATTCGTCTATAGTGTCAAACACGCAAACTTTCAAATCCTTATAGTCTGTATCTTTATTAGCTACGACATCTTTAACAAATGCGTCAAACACTCCCCAATCTGATATATCTTCATACATAGCTCCGTCTATCGCATCTATTCCATCTTCTTTTCCTATGTTTAACATAAGATACCCTTCATCTCCTACAAGCTTCTTACAAACTTCTTTAGCTAATGTTGATTTTCCAACTCCCGATTCTCCGATTAATCCTAAATTATACCTCAATATATCTAACTTTATTTTATTTTTCTTTCCAAACTTTGCCATATTTTACTCCTCCCTTAAAACTTAAATGTGTGGGGACTTTAACCCCACTACATCTCTTTACTCGAACATACCGTCTATATCAGCATCACTGATAACAGCTTCTTGTTTTACACTTGTCGTAGTAGGAGTTTCAGTATTGCTTCCATCTGTATAAAATTTAACGCTCTCCTCTTCTATCTCTTCTCTTCCTTCTTCGCTAAACAACTTGGCAACCCTTTGAAGCCTTTGCTCGACTTTGTCTGCACCTCTGATTGAGAATTGTTTTGCAATGTCTTCAAAAGTCTGCATACCAAAATCTATTTGCTCCTTTTGGAAATCAGTCAAGTCGTCCTCTGTAAAAGAAGCACCTTCTGAACCTTTGAATAAAGTAGTTTCCCAACCAAGCTTATACCATCCTTCTGTGACTTCAAACTGTTTTGCCATCCAATTTGCTTTCTTTTTAAATATAGCTTTCTTCTCATCACTTATATCGGAGTTATTCAATGGCGAACAATTTATGACAACATTATTCGGTATCATATAATTAGTCTTGTCTTTTGAGTTGTATCCTTTTATGTAAGAGTTTATAAATATCTTTCTATCCTCATCATCCATTGCGTTGTCAACTGCGTCAGCGGTATAATACAACTCTAAGTCAACTGAGAATTTAGATTTAACATCTTTATCTTTTATTACTCTTACAAAATTAGGTATATACTTCTTATAAGTTTTACCTTTGTGAAAATCAATCTGTACACTTCCAGAAACTTCCAACCTTTCCCCTTCTGCAAGACTTTCTATTGTGTCTTTTAACGCTAACACAAAATCCCACTCGGCTATAAATTCTTTTACGTCATCCCCGTTTACGACTCTTAATTTCTTCCATCCTGCTATAGACTCTACTACTTCTTTGTCTAATCTATTCTCAAAAGGTATCTCAACTTTTTCCTTGTTGATGTTAAAGCTGTAAATAGTGTGATGATTTCCTCCTAATAGCTCTACCCAAGTTGACTTTTTTTGTTCGTTACCAATTCCAAACTCAAGCTTGTGTCCTTCCCATTTGCTACCCTCTTTGCTCGACTTCACCAAACTATGAATGCCTTTATCCTTCTTTGACACCACATCACCTATAAATCTAAAACTATTACTCATTCTTGCCATCTTTGTTTCCTCCTTTTTTGTGCCTCAAAGCACTATTTCTTTTCTACTTAATAATTATATCACATATAGTAGCTACTGTCAAGTTTTTTTAATCTCTAACCATTAATAATATCGGTTCGCTAATTTCTTTAGGCATATCATCTATATCGACTAAATTTAACTCCCCTTCAAATTCCTCATCTAGCATTTCCCCTACGATTTTAGATATTTCATCTATTTTCTCAATAATTGGCTTGACTTCATTCTCGGTTTCTTTTATTTTATCAGCTATAAAATTACCATCCTCATCTTTGTATTTAGCCAGTATCTCATTTCTCTCTTTTACTAATTCTGCAATAGGCTTCTCAACCTCTACAATTACTTCTAATTGACTTGTTATCTTTTGTATATTCTTCCTACCTGCGTATAGGAATTTAGTAGACACTTTAACAATTTCTCCATTAAGTCTTTTCTTAGCAACAGTTTCTCCGTCTAACTCCTCGTGTAATGCGTTTCTTAACTTTAATACCTCGTGTAATTTTAATGCCATTTCTTTATTCCTCCTTTATTTTTATTGATGTCAAGATTTATATTGCTATAGTTTTCCTTTCTGCAATTTTAATTTTTAGCGAGATTTACCTCGACTTGACATCTTACATAGTATATCACAAATTTAAACTGTTGTCAATACTTATTTTTTAATTCTTTTTAATGCTACTACTCCTACGCCAATAGCATCAGCCACGTCATACCAAGCAGGCTCTGATAAGTCTCTTGGGGAGTCTTTGAACTCTGATTCCAAAGATAAATTGAAATCTAAATTAACACATTTTACAGTTTTCTCTTTCGACTCCTCTCTACTATTCGCACCAAATGTGGCATCAGCTCTATTGATATTATAAGCACCCTTCCACTCCTTGGGTGTAAGTTTTAGATATTTAATGTTATTTTTGTAGAAGTAATCACACAATACGCCTTGTAGCTTACTTAAAACATATAATGAAATCATATTTTTCATTATCACATCTTCCATAGCTACACAATTAACATTATATTTGTCAATCACTTTAATAATTTCATTCTTCATATAATTAATCCTTGAAGTATCCCATTTATTAGTCTTTGATTGATATATGTAATCGTAATGAATTAACTTGCCTTTAGCAAATATAGAAATTCCAGTTGAATGAGTTGATGCATCTATTGATAACAATATTGGATCAACGCCTAAATTTGATATATAACTTTTGGCGAACTTCCTATCGTCTTTAGCTTTCTTTTTTTTAGCCTTCTTTCTTTTCTCGGTATCTTTTTTCTGTTGCACTATATCAATAACCTTCCCAGCCTTAATATTCTTTAATGAAGTCTCAATTACGTGTCCAGAGTTTTTAAACTTAACTTTAAACTTGTTAATTTTCTCATCAAACTCATCAACTCGGTATAAACCCCATTTTTCACTTTCACGATTATACCTAATCTTAGATATAAACTCGTCATATTTTCCCAATTATACCACTCTCTTTTTTAATATCTTATACAACTTGTCTGTGTCATCTTTTTCTATATTGATGTCTTGAGTTAATAGCATTAATCCGTTCTTAATGGCTCTACCTTTTATATCTCCTAATAAATTACTATCCCATAACTCTTTTGTTGCATCCATCATATCATCTCTTTCTAATGCGTTGAGGGTATTTTTAAACTTCTTTAGAGTGCCCAAGCCTACATTAAACACTAAACTCAACATCACCAATTTCGTTGGCTGTGATTTATATTTGTACCAATCAAACTCATTGTTTAATTGCCCTTCAAAATATCTTAATTGGTAATCCAGTATTTCAAATGCTTGCTTTTCAGTTAAAATCTCTAATTCATCAAAAGAATTAACTCCTGTGATAGTCTTTATTGCGTTAGGAAATCCGAACGTCTCTGCAAAACCACATCCAGCGGTGGGGACTCCTTTGCTACATTTGTATTTTTTTAGGTATAAACCCTCATCTTCCACTAATATTTCTCTCAACCTATTCAATGTTTTATCTGTCAACATTTAATCCTCCTCAATTAATTTATAATCCACAACCTTCCCAACCAAACACTTATTACTTAGGAATAGCTCAAACTCGGCTATGGATTTATACTTCATATTTGTTATCTTCTTGATATTGTTTTCACTATACTCAACAAAGTAACAGGTAGAACACGGATGCTCTACCTTATTTTTACCCATTGTTCTCCATAAAAATATCAACTAACTCTTTTGGGAAAGGTGGAAGTGAGTCATATGTGGCATCAGCCAACTCTCTTATTAAATAGTGGGCTTTATCGCTTGACCTCAATTTGTAAAAGTTGAAGTAATTCTTTAAATTAACTTTCATATAACCTTTACAATATAATGTCTCTGGAAAATAAGCCTTCAATTTATCATTAGGTAAGCTCCACAAATCCTTCTCCTCAATAAAATCGAATATCATATTCAAATATTCATCATAGTGAGGCAATTCTGTGTAAAAATACTTGGAAAGATTATCACGCACATCATCTTTCATTCTCTTCAAAGTGTATCTCGTTGATTGAATATTCAATACTTGCGTTCTGTGGCGTGCCAATTCCTGAAGCACCAGTCTCGTCATATCCTCTATTGAAAATGTAAATGTTATAAACTCTAAAGGAGTAAAGTGTCCAATTTTAACAGCATTTCTTAATAAATCCTTATCCTTTTCGCCAAGATACAAACCCCTTGAGTCTGATTTATCGTTTGAGCTATAACACGTTCTCATAGCTTGTATGGCGTTTACTACCTCTGTGAATATTACTAATTCATTCTCTAATTTAACTTTTGTCAATTAACTCCTCCTCTATAATTTTTAATTATACTCTATAAGAAACTCTATTTTTTTAGCTTATCTTCTCAGCATATTGATTGCCGCTAACTAATTTTATTTTCAACACGTTGTCATATACACTATCTACGTTAGGTATGAATCTTCCAAACTTAATAATGATATTATCATATTTTTTCAATCTGTTCACTGTATCTTCTATTTCTTTCTTATAATAACCTGTATATATTATCACATCCGAATCATTGCTCACTCTAAACACTTCTATGAATTTTACAATCTCTTCAATTTGGAGCATAGGTTCGAGTCCAGCAAATATAACACAATCAGACATCAGGTTTTCTTCAAACATACACACTAACTTAGAAACTTCTATAGTTTTAGTCTTCATTTTGTTAGTGTGACTGTTTTGGCAAACATCCAAAGAGAGATTGCTCTCTTTGAGACATTTCCAATCACAATTAACAGTGGCTATCAACAAACCGTTTTTATAATAATGGTTTAAATTGTTCTCCTCTATCACTTTATATTTTATTTTAATTTGTAGTAAGTCCTTCTACTTTGTTCATCTTTTCTGTTTTTTCCGAACTCATAATCTATAGATCTTATGTATCCGATACTTCTTGTGCTCCTATCAACTATTTTCCCACCACATTCAATACACAACCCATCATCTGTTGAAGTCGTATTCAAGTGCCCGTCTTCACATAGGTAAGTTATGGGATTAAACGCATAGTGACTTAGATTTGGATAAGCCTCACTTATTTTTTTATGTAACTGAACAGTTTGTTCCTCTGACAGTTCCACATCTATATTCAAGTGAGCTATTGTAGTTGACGGAACATATTTGCATAACTCGTTTTCAACTTTAAGCTTTTCATTTATGGTAGTATCAATTGTCGCAGGTAAAAACTGGTTACTCAATTCCTTATAATTAACTTCGTTACCAAAATTAAGAACGTCTCTCTTTTGCAATCTCTTAGCTGATGACTCTCCCGGAATACTTAATTCCATGTTAAATATTTTTCCAGTAGCTTTGCTCGCTTGAGCACATTTTGCATCTACAGCTTTTAATATTTCATTGGCAATATCTAATTCATATTGCGTGTAAGTTTCCCCCCATTCAGAACCAGTTAATAATTTGACAGCCTCGTATAAACCCAACCCTCCAATAGTGGATGCCAATTTGTCATTCTTTACGCCTTGTTTTTCCGTGAAGTCAAAGAAGTTTTCGTTGGTTCTGTCTTCTATCAGACTTCTTTGTGAATTTAAAATCTTGACTACTAAATCTAACTTTACGTCCAAAACTTTTAAATAATTTTCTATATTTCTATCATTTTCACTCAATTGTAAAGCTATACTAGGCAATCCCAATGCTACTACCCTCAAAGAGCCTACTGCATCATAACTCGTGGCATTGGTAACAACTCCTAATGACGACATCTCGGTAGTATGATTGACTTTTTCGTGACTCTCTGTAAGTAATCTACAACAAAGTGCAAGCTTTACGCCTTTATATATATTCGTGTTGTGGTATTTACTAAACAACCTCTCTATCTTATCTATAAATCTATTGTCTTCTCCAAGAAGGTGTTCTGAACCTATATCGTCATTTGGCTTCGATAGAGTTACTACGGGAAACGGAACTAGCTTAGTTAATTTCTTGTCTGTTAGGTTTCCATCAATATCTCTAACTCTCCCCTGTATTCCTTGACTGAAAAATTCAGCAAATATTTCTTGTATTCTTGTTATTTCCCTTATATAATTTTGTATTTTTTCTCCATTTGGATATCTGAAATAATCAAATTGACCATCTAAAACTCTCGGAGAAAACAGGGAGAAATTTACAAACGGACTTTGGGAAGCGTTGCGATATTTATTATTAAGTATCAACACCACTCCCTGTAGCTCATTCCTTATCCAATAATCGAACGTATAGTCTATTAATTCTGATGTAGTATTAGTCTTCTCTCTTAGTTCAGCTTCCCATTTATCTTCATCTTTGTATGGGTTTATCAATTCCGAGATTGCAAACTTTATATACATTTCATAATCTAACTCATCGAAAGATTTGTGTTTATAATCTCTTACTGGCTTTGTAAACCCGGCTAGGAAGATAAGTATATCATAAATTACCGTCGCCCCTTTAAATTCCATGCTCATTTGCATTATCTGCTCGACACAAGTATGAAGATAGCTCCTAAAGTGCTTTGGATTCGTATTGGGAACATCTGTTACATAGTCTCTACCTTTATTCACTAAAGAGTGTGCCGACATTGCTATACAATATCTTTGATCTGAACCGTCAGAATCATTCATCAACAAGCTACCCGATAACATCTCCTTAATAGCTTCGTTTCCAACTTCCAACCCATATTTATCTTTTATTTTCTCATATAAGACATTGTAGGAGTCAATTTTTCTAAGAGGCTCATACAAAACACCTTCTCTATTATTGGGGTTTTTATTGTTGCCGACATTGGCATTTTCTTCCCCAGCTATCTTTTTGTTTTGATGATATTTGCTTCTCCTATCTCCTACATTCATACTGTCGGCATCAATAGCTTCTATTTTTAAAAACTCCTCGCCTATATTCTTGTATACAGCTTCAAAGTCTCTATCTAAACTATGCTCTAATCTCATACAATTATTCTCCTCCTAATGTGTGTTTTATATTTCTATGTTTCACTTGAATACCGTTCACTACTACTATAGGTGCAATCATTTCTATCAACACACCCTTTTCTCTTAATTCCAACGCTTTACCATTCAATGTAGCCTCGTTCTCACAATAAGTGTATGAACATCCTAATGCGTCCAAATCTGCTTTTATATTGATACATTGAGTACATTGTTTTTTACCATAAACTTCAACCTTCACTCCATTTCCTCCTCATATTTACATTTCTCACAACACTCATCTCTGTTCACACATTCATCGAACTCACTAAATATCGCCTCACACAATTTCACTACATTGCTATTTTTACACAGCAACGCAGTCCCATACATTTCCAATATCTCCATTACTTTCTCTTCTTGTATTTCTTAGGTGTTTCAACCTTCTCTTCCACTTCTACGACTTGCTCAACCTCTACCACTTTGACAACTTCAACTATTTCTACTTTCTCAAAACTAGCCTTATCGTAAGCCATTTGGCTTCCCATATCATTTATGAGAACGTAGCTTAATTTTGTCTCGCCTACTACCTCATACTCCTTCCCATTTGTAATATTTGTTAAATTCCCTTTAATATTTTTAACCTTTTCTCTCATTTAATCCATCTCCTTTTATAGTTTTTATTTACAGCGACTTACATTTTAGCTAGTGAGTTTACAGACTCACTAGCACTTTGCTTCTTTCTTGTTGCATTTTCTTACAAGTTGCATTTACCGTATTATTTCCTGATAACATAGTGTATCACACTTTTAAACTTTTGTCAACTATTATCTTCAAGTTTCTCAACAAATTTTTTAACGTCTGATAAATTGTCAAATTCAAGTGTTTTAACTCCATTGTCCACCTTAACACTTAAATCTCCACCTAAAATTAACTCGTGGTTAAATACTGCTAATCTACTTGTCAAATCTCCTAATGCCATTAATCCTCCTTCTCTATGATTAAATTACTGTCAAAATCAACACTATGTGGCAGTGCTAGAATATCTTTTTGACATTGCACCAATGTATCAGCCATCCCTGACAAATACCCACGTTTAAAAGTTTTCTCATCTCCCAAGAGACCTCCACCTTTCAAAATATTGCTATACCTAATGTTTAAAATACCTAATAATTCATTTTGTATTTCCTCAGTTGCAATTCCTATGACATCATCTACTAATTCATCAACTACTTTCATTTTTATTCCTCCTTTTATTTTTTTAATATCTTTGTAAACAAGTGCTTTTCACAGGCTTAAAGCCCAATAGCAAAGTACTGTCGCTTATAGGTTTTATAATTAACTCGGTATAGTTCCACTCCGTTGATATTAGCAGAATATTCCATTAATCTCCACCGTCCTCATCTTTGCATAATCCACTACAATCCAACCTATCACACTTCTTATCTAATCCATAAGCACACTTCATTATTTCCTCCTTTTATAACTAGCAATATCTCCAGACACAACCCCCATTGGGCAAATTGCACACCAGCTTCTCGGTTTATACATCACTCCCAATATGATTGAAATTGCTGTTGACGCAAATATTAGTTTTATGAACACAAATCCGATTGATGATAAACTTTTATCACTTATTGCGATTCCAATAATAAGCATTGCTGTTATAATAAATATGATTAAGTTTTTAAACCACCTCTTAGTTATCATTCTTGGTGGAGTGTTTTTCAACGATACACCCTCCAGCCATTTACCTAAAAAACTACCTCTCGGACAATAATGTGAGCAATTAA